TGGCATATTACCATCTTCGGTTTGTTCCCGCTATCCCACGTCTGCCAAATGTGTTGCGGTATGTCTTTCATTCTCAAATATTCGATGCACTGTTCCATTGTGCCAGCTTCAATTGGCTTGGTTTCGTGCAGCAGATAACCGCGTGTATGCCGCTTAAAATCTGGTTGCGCTTCATCTTTTGCCAATTCCCAATAGACCCACACCGGCGGTAAGATGCCCCCCGCAAGAAAAGCGGCGCAAAAGTTAGGATCAGGCACAAGCACTTTAGCAGGTGCGTCCATATTGTTTGGATCTTCAAAAATTACACGAAAATCACATTGCACAGGTTCTAGATGCTCTTTTGCCCAACACAAACGGTCAAACAGGTGGGTGCCTTGGAATGATGGTGTCTGGGTCATCAGGCGAGGTCTCCTACAACAGACGTCGATTGCGGTTCATCATCATTTGCACTGCCAGTAGTATATGAGTTCACACGGTGCAGAGCCGTTGTTGATGTTCTTATGACCGCAATGGATACTGAGGGTGTTCCCCAGACAGTACACGCAAAACCTTCGTTGGCGGTATTCATATTATTTATGTAATTACTGTCAAATTGCCCAGTTCCAATATCGGAAATACTAGACGTATTTAGTGATGTATCAATAACTGCATCTGTGCCATAGGTCGCAAATTGCTTCGCACTACCATTCACAACATAGTTCGTGGCGATTGACCCAGCGGTGCTGTGTTCCAGAGTATCTGCTACAATTTTCCCAGCCATTATGCTAAGTCTCCGTGAATAACTGTCATCACAAATGCTTCATCTTTTAATATTCCGGGCGATGATGGATTTACTACATAAATGTAGTGCTTCAATGTAGTGGGCGAAGCGTCTCTGTTTATTGTAATTATGGATTGTGTTCCGCCACCAGTTCTACCATTCATTGTGGCAACATAATCTGCATCAGAAAAAGCATCAGAAAAGTTCAATATATACTGACCTGTTCCGCTATCGGTTATACTAGCAAGTCCGTGACTTGTTCTGATATGGTTAGATGAAGCAGTACCATCCATATTTACCCACGCTTTACCCAACCCCTTTTCAAGAGATTGAGTGGCAGTAGAACCAACAGTCACGGTGATGTCGTTGGCGGTGGTCTTGCCAGTGAGGGTATCTACTTTGATTTCAGACATCAGGCTAAGTCTCCTATCAACAAAACACAGGTGACATCCATATCGGTATCTGAGGTCGCGGCGGGACTTGCAAATCTTTGGGATACAACCGCTGATGATGTTGTCAAACTAGATGCTGAGTTAGTCCAACTTGTGCCATAAGGACCAGTAACAGAAACACCAGATGATGATTTGTTATTAGTGTTAGTGGTTTGTATGACATACAACGCATCATTCATAGATGATGAAATGCCCAGCGTTGTGTATCCTACACCATTGTCAGTTATACTTGACGAATTTAGTGGTGAACCAACAACCGCTGTCGTTGTGTCTGCTGTAAAACGTACAACAAATTTTGGTGCTTCTTGTTTAGTCAGCGTGACTGGACTGGTGCCATCACTTGCCACAAGGGTGTCTACTTTTATTGTACTCATATTACACCACCGTCCAAGTTTCGTCAGTGCCAACCGTGACCGTCACGCCACTATCTATCGTAATCGGGCCAGCCGACATTGCATTGCGTGCATTTGAAATTGTATAATTTGTCGAAATATTTTGCGCGTTTTCATAAATTGGCACACCAGACAAACCAATCGGCGCACTAAATTCACCGCCACTACTAGCTGAAACAGTGTCGGCAACGCTGAAACTTCCAAAAGCCAACACATTGAAAACATCATTTGCAGATGCGCCAGACGCCAAAACAACACTTGTGCCATTGCTGGCTGTGTAATCTGATGGGTCAAGCGTAATGCCGTTTATTGTCACAATGATGTTATCAGCAGTATAAGATAGCGTTGCCGCATTGTCATCCGCGCCGCTAAACGTAGTCTGACCGGCGGTCGCTGTGTATTCATATAAAGTAAAGCTGGTTTCGCCAGTGCTTGCACCTGTCACCGGCGTTGCGGTGTCTGCGGTCTGATCAAGCGTAAATAAGCCGATCCACGCATCATCATCAGCGTTTCGCATTTTCAAAAGATTGTTAGCTGTGTCATACCACAACTGATATGCGTATGTGCTTGTCGGCGCGGTTGAACCGGCATTTGTGCTAACAATAGCCGCCAGCGCATTGTTCAAATCTGTGCGCGTGTTCGGAAACGTCTGATTGTCTATTACATAATCGTGCTGTGCCATTTAGAACCCCGTTGCAACGTAATCAAACAGCCGGTCAACACCTGTGTCGCTGCTATCATAAAAATTGATAGTAAAGCCGGTTGCTGATTTACTTGTTATAGCATAATAGTCGCCGCTTTGCATATCCCCGACCGATATAGACACTGCCAGCAGCGTTTTAAATGGTGTTGTGAACGTGATTGCTTTTGCACCAGTTCCAGACTGTATATCATTGTCGCTTTCAGTGCGGGTCGGTAACTGCACAGATGCTTCCAATTCTTCAATGGCTGGCGTCTCATCACTCTCATCTGTTGATAATTCAGCTTTAAACCGCAAAGCGCGGGCAGTATAACTGCCAACAATAAATGGCCGGTATGCTGTCCAAGTTGGCGATCCCGCAGGGTCATCTGTGGTCGTGCTGACAAATAGATCAACGTCTGTTGCACCGCTTGTCGGCGTGCCGCCGTGTTGTGATAGTTGTGACACCTTTAGATTTGCATTGACTGTGCCGGTATATGTCGCGGTCAAATCGATATAATTAGCAAAATCATATGTGCCGGTTGACGCAACAAACCCGCCACCGCCATCAAACAAGCCAGTGGCATCATCAAAATTGCCGGTTGCACTATCAAACAAAATGCTGGTGTCTAGCTGTAATTTATCATTAACGACCACAACATCTGTTTTTGTGCCAGCAAATGCGGTTTGCTCAACAACCTCATCAACAAAATTGAAGCCAGCAATAGCATTGACAAGCGCAACACTGCTTGCCGCGTTCTGTGATACCTTGCCAAATTTGTCCACTGCCTTACAGAAATATGTGCCAGTCATTGCTGGTACTGTCACGCTGTTTGCCGGTCTTGGCACCTTTTTCACAATTGCGCGGGTGTTGTTGTATGTTGCGCCGGTCGTCAGCGGTGAATGCCGAATGATGTAATGCGACAGATCATCATCTGTAACCGGCGTCCACGTCAGATCGGCTTGCTGGCCAACGATATTGACGCTGAAATTGGTGACATCAGATGGATCAGTGGCTTTGCCCGTGACTGTATGTTGCACATCAGTAAATGGTGATCTGGCAAGCGTTCCAATACCGCGCACGCGAATATCATAAACTGTGTTGGTTTTAACATTAGGTATTGTAAAAGTGCCGCTGGATGAATAGCCAACAGATATATATGTGCTATCTGTGCTTTCTTTATATTCAGCTTCAAAATTAACCGTCAGTGGATTTGTGCTTGATGCGCTGACCGTGATGACTGATACCGGCTGTTGATTAACTAGATCAATATCTTCAGATGTTGTGACAGTAGGCGCAGGCAGCGTGAACGGGTCTGGCAAGTTTGTGTTGTCTGTGATGAAATCCTGCTCATCAGCGTCCCAATCAAACACCGCGCTGTTTAATTCACGCAATGTCAGATCGACCCCGATCACCGGCTGGTCATTTGCACCAACATCAACCGCCAACGACCATTCGCTGACCTCGAAAACCTTGCTACTAAAACCAAGCCTGTCATTTGTCACCATAACTGTGTCACCGACTGACAGTTTAAATGCTGATATGGTGCAAGGCATAGTCATTGTGATCTGCTGCCGGTTGCGGAATAGGGCAATCTTGGCCAGACGCTGTGCCATAGCCGGATCAGTTGTGAATGGCAGATCGTAATCTAAAAACTTGGTGTCGCCACCATCTTCCGTGACAAATGTGCTAGAAACATATGCAGGATAATCTGTCGGCACATAAAATTTGCCATCTGGATTTGCTGAAAATGGTGCAAATACACCTTTCACTGCATTGTAGTTGTCGCGTGCGCTGCGCCGCGTTTGCAGGGATATAGCCCCGCGCAAATCATCTTCATCAAGCGTAATTGTTGGCGCAACATATTTGGCGACCTTCAAATGGAATTTTCCGTTTGCAAAATGAATGGTGCCGCCACAGGCAGTCAAAAGCTGCTCAAGCACCTGTTTCGGGCTTTGATTAGTGTTAAAGGTGCCGTGAACCTCATATCTGTTCTGTGTGCCGCCACCGGCCAACGTCACTTGCTCATCACATATATTAGCCGCCGTAATAAAGCTGGCGTCATCAATTTCTGACGCATCTGCGCCAAATCCATATGTGCTATCTGTCAGATAGTCGCGGATCGCCAGTGCCGGATTTGATGAAAATGCAGTGGTGTCATCACGCGGGTCAAATAGTTTTTTGCCCTGCACCAAAACTGACAAATTTGGCACGCCAGTAGGGTAAGCATCGCGGTCATATTCCAGCTTCATATAGCAACACGCTATGCCCTGCAAACGGTGATTGCTTGTCCATTTGTTAGACGCTGACGCTAATTCGCTGAATGCTGTCTGTGTTGTTGTGCCTTTTCTTGTGGCAAGTTGAAATTTGCCCTGATACGGGCTTGTGGTTGTGCCAACTAAGGTTTCGCTATCGCTAATCGACAATCGCACGTCATTCAAATAGAAAATATTGTAATCATCAATTTCGTGTGAAGCCACAGCCAAAACAATATGCAGAAATTTATCATCTTCGGTGCTGTCGATGAAAACAATAGTGCCGCCAACGCGCACAAGCCCATAAATAACATTGTGGGGCTGTGTTGGCTGTTTGATGTTTTGCGTTCTTCTCAAACCGTTCGATTGAAAATCACCCAATGAATAGCTTGGGATCTCCGGTTTAGGTGCTAATGCTTGACTGGCAACATTCAGTGCGGCTGTAGCCGCCGCAGAAACACCAAATGCTTGTAATGCAGTCAGCCCCAGTATTGTGCCGCCTGTTGCATAGGTCAGGCCAACTGTCACCGCCGCAGTAACTAACGTGGTTGGGTTCGTTATTGCTTTTACGAAACTTTTAAAAAAGCCCATCTAACTGCCCCAAGTGATCTGTTTGTCTTGCAAACTGGCTACCATTTCTAAACCTTTATCGCTTGGGTAGTCAATTTTCTGATCTTCGCTTGTAAAACGTCTAGTGCGGCTGCGATCCAAATCGATCAATCTGCTTTCTGCACTGACGTTGATATTGGCTGTTGCACCAGCATCTTCGATGGTCATCACATCCATACGACCGCTGAACATCGTATATGGTGTGTCTATGATCGCACCGCTGTCATTCAAAAAGCCAAAAAACACCTTTAACGATCTGCCTTGATAGTTTTCTGACAACGCGGCAGATACCAAACTACTGTCTAAACCAGATAATGTGATATTCACGCCATTAGCTTGCACTTGGCTTGTCTCTGCAATCTCACTTAAATTAAGATAGCTGGCAGATCCAACGTATGTTTCACTATCAATTGTGATGTCACCGTAGCCATTCCAGACCGTGACAAGACCGCCATCGAAATCCATACGCACAGCAAAAAACGGCTGAACCTCGCCAGCCGCCAATTCAGCTTCAAAGTTAGTGCCAATCGATCTAGCCATTTATAACGCCTCAACTGCACCGAATGCCATTGAATAGAAACCGGCTGTGTCAATATTCCAGTTGTGTGTCGGTGTTGATAGCCGGAAAACACCTTTTGCATCAGTCACGACAACCGTTGCCCCATCAGCCGGTGATGACCGCAGATCTGGCCATATGGTTAATGTCGCTTCGCCAGATGCGTTGCTGTTTACATCGTCAAGCACTTTGTAAAGCTGTGCGGTGCCGCTACTGCCTAGCTGGATATAGTCACCCGCCAGCAGATAGCCTGTGGCAGACGCTGGCAGACCGTCTATAGCCAGTTCATCACCTGTCTGGCCTGCACCGTTCACAACTGGTGTGCCAGCCGCTGACGCTGCACTGCCGCGCGGTGTGGCGGCGTTCGGGTCGCCAAGCAGAAACGTACC